TATAATTTTTTGAACTCATCGGTTGGCTTAGTACCCTGTTACTTTGACCATCTTCCTCGGGTTCCAGGCGACCGGTACGCCCCGCTCACTCGCTTTGAAACGAGCGACGATATCTTGGTTGAACTCAGCTTCGCTGTTCTGGGGGGCCTGAACGATAGTAATGGGCCAGTTCTCCATGTATCGGAACGCGCCGTTCGGGTCACCTAGGAACCAGGTGGCTTTGGCTTGCGTGGCATTCACTCCACCAGCCACCAACCTGGCTTGCAACCATGCGCTGGTTATGCCAGTGTAAGTGCCTCCCAGGGGATTGGCTGCAAGAGTTTCGCTAGGCGCAGACGATCCCGTGTAGCGGACTTCCGTGGCATTCAGAATCCGATTGATCGTATGTTTCTTAGATGGACATGCAATCAAGTGGCTCGGGCTGATAACAATCGGCTCGCCGGTGTTCGGATCGGTGATATCCGCGAATAGCAATTCGGCTGCCTCAACGTCGGTCCAGTCCACCAGGTCGTTGCCGGAACCAGTGAGCAGGTTGATCCAGGGAGTGGATGACTGGTACGTGTTGTACGTGGTCCCCTTCCACTTGTAGTTGTTCGTTGTGCCAATCAGCACATCGATACAACGCTTCTCTTTGTTGATGCCCAAGGCCTCTCCGACTTCGCGCGCTCGCTCCAGAAGCAAGCCAGTGCGATCGAAGAAGATCGCCTCCTTGGTTACCGGCACAATCAGACCTCGCTTGTCGGTGGCTGGCGTGTCGATGTAGTCTTCACCGATACCAACGTGCGGGAATGGCATGCCTTCGGCAACTAGCTGTGCCTGATCGCCGATTTTCCCGATGCCAGGTACACGTTCGCCATTCAGACGTGTGCTGATTATGCGGAACAGCGCACTAATGGAAAACTGCGGACTGTTGTAAGCATCCATCACTTCATTGATCAATAACTGACCAGTGATGTTGGCAAAGGCTGTCGAATCGACTGTACTCATCGATTCCATTACGGATGAACCGGCGTTGCGCGGGTCCATAGCCGCAACCCATTCCCGACCATTCTCGACTAACCCCTCAGCCAAGTCGCGAAGAGAGAAATCCGACGGCTTCATGTGGCCGATTTCGCCCGCGGCTGAGCGCTGAAGAGATTCCGTAATCAGGGCACAAGTCTTCTTGGCGCCTTGAGTACGCATCATTTGCTTAAGTTCAGGTACTCGGATCGGCATGATTTTTCTCGCGAGCTGGAAAGGAGTGTTTAAGGTTTGCTTACAATTGAACCAAATTAGGCTAGGCCATTGCCTGTGGTCCGCCGCGCATAATGGTCGACACGATGTCAACCAACACTGTGGCTGTCGTTGTCTTTTTGGCAACGTAGCCAATCGCTAAGTTTGCGGTCGCAACATTGTCGACAACCTGATCCTCAAGGGCGGTTCCGCTGCCTGCCTCATCGACTCCGATCAATTGACCGAGTTGGCGAGTTTCAGCAGGGCAGACGAATTCAAACACGCCTGAGGTGGCCACTCGGATCTCGGCGGTGTCACCGCTTCGAGATTGCTCCTCAGCCACGCCCAGAAACAGATCGTGGAATGCTTCTTGGTTGCCAGCTTCGGTTCCGGCATCGGCCTGGGAACTGGCTGGCTTGGCGTCGTCAGTGTCAAGATATACCAGGTCGCCAATTTCGATGACGGTCGCTGAGTCGACAGCCACCATGACAGGATTGGTCTCGCCGTATCGGTATCGGAATGTATTGGCCATGGTTGCTTATCGATTGTGGTTAAAAATGGGTGGTTGTTGAACGGTACGGTTACTTTACGACAGGAGGCGTGAAGCAAAAGCCTTGGCGTCGAGCTGTTCCGTCATGCTCGCAGTCGGAGGCGTGTAGGTTGGACCGCTCGGTGGCTTGCGAGCGGTCGCCCCCAGCAAGGCAGCTCGATCCTTAATCAGCGCCGCCCGATCCGCTTCGTTTTCGGTGGCCAACAGTTGCTTGCTGAATAGTTCGCTAACGTGCTGTGGGTTCTTCGGATCGAGACCCTCAGTGACTAAGGCTTTGTCGATCGCGGCAATCAAGGTGGCTCGTTTTTCTTTGGCGTGATACTGCTCAAGCTGCTGAGTCAGTAAGCCCACTTGCTGCTTGAGTTGAAGACTCTCTTCAGCCGGATCTGAATCTTCGCTGGGTGTCGTTTCGCCCATCAATTTGGCTTGGGCCTTCATGATCTCGGCGATCTTTTTCATGGTCGCTTTCACATCAAGCGATTCATCATCGACCGCCGCCATGATCATTTGCCGGAACGCGCCTTTCATGGCGGCCTTTGGGTCACTGGGAGACGACATCGCCGGAGTTGCTGTAGGTTCCATAGGTTCCTCGGATTCAAAGAGACTGGTTGTGGTGGCCGGATCTGCCACCAGATCCATACTGCGAATACTGACAATCTGCTCGATCACTTGCTTGCCACTTGCCGAGCTTTGACCGAGCTTCAGCAAAGCGTTATGCGAGAACCCCAGGGCCTCAGGATTGTTCTCCGCATCCCACATTACCTGTGCGGCTGATGGGTGATGGGGGTTAAAATGAAAATCGCCATACGTTCCTTTGCCCTCCATGAATCGGGCGTTACGGATCACTCCAAATCGCTCATTGTATTTGCGGGGCTGTGTTGGATCGTTGCCTTGTGGATGGTCGATATTGACCTTACTTCCTTCATACAGGGGCACCGCGGACTTGAGCACATGGGCCGGGTAAATTCGTCCGTTCTTGCTCTCGAATCCGATCAGCTTCACGCCACGAATAACCCCCGCGGTGCGATCGACTTTCGCATCGGAGGTTAACCCTTCGGTGATAGTGGCTCTGATGGACTGGGCAGCAGAAGTAGTCTTCATGCCACAAGCGTATGGCGCATGTGACTAGGATTTCAAGATAAAGAATAACACCGGTAGCAGGGCGCCAAATAATTGTCAGGATGTCCGCTTATTACGCTTGGCTTCCTCTTCCCTGGCTAGATCGTCCCAGATGTCATGAAGGATATCCAGGTCATCGGTATCGCTTAAGTCGATAGGACAATGCTCAACGAAATCGCCTTTGGGCGGTCGGCCATGACGCTGCTCAAAATCCTTTCGGAGAGCAATCTTGTCCAGCTCTATTTGTCTCTCTTGTTCATCCAGGGAGGCAGCATTCAAGGCGGGATGGCTTAGGATACTCTCCCTGATAGGCTGCTGGTTTTGCCTGTTGCGTTCTTGCATTTTTGTTGCGTAGTACCTATCAAGAACCTGCCTTGAGCGAGAGCCAGGCCGTAAATCAAACGTACCCTGAAACGACCGATTATTTGCTTGCCAGGTTTCCTTGCCGCCTGGGGCAAGTAGCAAATCCTGGAGCGTTTTTTCGGGATTCTCGTACCCAAATACCGCCCAAGTATAATATCCGTTGAACCCTTTTGCCTCCGCGTAACATCGAATTTCCTCTAGACCTAAAGCAACTGCGGCATCAACTTGGCGTCGAAAGACATCGAGTCCGATGCTCTTCCTTGTTGGCTCCACCAGGATTTTTACATTCCAGAGATACGTTTTTCCTCGGTCTCGACGAATGATCCTAGTTGCAGAAACACTCTGTTTACCCTGGCTGTACTCTACGTCAACAGTCAAGCCGAAATTTCCGCGACTGATTGAAACTTTGCTTCCGTTTGGCGCTCCGGCCAGATTGAGAAGATCACTCACGGAAGCCCCAGGAATGTAGTCGTCTAGTGTTTCCTCTAAGTCGTCTTCATCTATGCCAAGCAATGTAATTTCAGATTTACCAGAAAACGACAAACCAGAAAGCGTTCTTCGAAGGTCTCGACTTCCACCGAGCTTGGTTGGCCTTAAGAACCCACGCGAAGCAACTGCCTTGATAGACTTTCGGTTCAGCTTGATTTCTCGATTGATCTGGTCAATCCTAGCGGTCCTGGCCGTAGCGGTCTCGTTCTCCAACTGATCGACCGTCAGTAGTTCGCCGTCAGGGTTGATAAAATCGCTCCAACGTGGCTCCCGTTTGTCTGCCAGGATGGATTCCACTGACTTGTAGCGAGCCACTCCCGTGACCATCTTTCGCTTAGCAACACTGGCTGACTTGAACCACTCTTCGTAAGTGGTAGGTTCGCCAGTTGGATTGGCATTGACTCGAAACGCATCTCGCAAAGATGGATCGTTCAGAAACTCTTCAGGTGGCGAGAGTACTGGGGTACTGATGCAACGGCAATTGGGCGCGTCTGGCAAATCCGGCAGCTCACCTATGGACTTCTGTCCAGGACCTGGACGTCGATAGTAAATCCTGCCGTTGCGTGTTGCGTGTTCTGGTCGCGTACGTTCGTCCAAGACAGCGATTATCTGGACGCCGACCATCATATCCCCAAGGTCATCCCACGTGCGTCGTTGAATCTGCTCAGCAATGCGACTGCCTTCAGTCCGAGCGATACGCCGCGCGGAAGCTTTGATGCCACCGACGAGCGGTTCGAGTCGCTTTTGTAGACCGTCGATATTCTCGCCCTGGTTGTAACCCGTGACGATTTCGTTGAATGCAAGCTTCTTGTCGTTGATCAATTTCGACAGGCCGTCAAAACGCTTCTCCCAGCTTACGTATTCCGTTTGCCCTCCGCGTTCAATATGGGTTCCCGTGTTGATAATCCGATTGATCTCAGCTTGGGACGGAGGTGGGAACAAAACATCACGTCGAATTGCCTCTTTATCTTCGTCCGTCAACTCTTTTTTCAACAACTTCGACGGCACGCCAAACGGTTTGCTTTCATCTTCGTAGACAAGATGAATCGTTCCATATCCAAACACCAATTTTCCTGTCTGATCCGGACTTTGCTGCTCGAAAATTGGTTCGATTGGTGCGATAAATTCTAGGATCTTCGATGGAATTGCGTAGAACATTCCATCGACAACCCAATCGTGCGATCGGTAAGCCAGTTCCTTAAACTGTTTGCGGATCATTATCCGCACATCAGACAGTAGCTTTTCAAAGACGGCTGCAAATTCTGCGGTTTTCGACACTCCCGAATTGGCTTTCGTGATGATTCGCCAAAAGTCCTCGAAGGGAATCATCGCATCAATTCCGTTTTCGATTTTGCTAAGTCGCTCCAGTACATCCACCTGGCGAATGTGCATCTTGGCAGCGAGCTTGGCATTTACGGAAGATGGTTTCATGGAGCATTCTTGCCAGGAACAGTATCGCCAATATTTCCAACAAATGAGCCGCCGCGTTCAGCATGCAACTCGATATTCGTTTGCTCCTGATCGTAATCGTAATTTATCTGAGAGGTTGCTGTCTGCGGGCTAAGTATCCCAAGCCCCATGTCAATCTGTCGGGCTTGAGCCTCCTTGAGTTGGTCCCGCACTTGAACGGTCGGCCCTTCCGCTTGAATCGTGATGGAATGCAAATCGCTCTGAGTCAACAGCCCGATATTGGCCGCATACTGCAGAGCTGCGTTGAGCAAGACCAGATCATGAGTGATTTGCAACTGCTGCTCTGCCTGAAAATTCTTGACGGCCGGACCTTCGGCCACCATTGTCGAAGAGAAATTCGCATTACTCGCATCACTCGACAGCATGAATTCCGGCATAACTAACCTGGAAGCGATCGCCCGCAGCTCGGCTTGCAGTGCCGATATTGTCTTGGACGGATCAAGCTGCGGCGGGATCTCGTAATCTTGTCCCTGGGGAACATCCAGAATGGAACCTGGTCCGTATCGAAACACATTGTCACCTGTCGGCGTTTGTTCGGCCCTGGCCGCAATGAACGTGCGCACCGCTTCTTTGGTAGCCTGCTGATGCTTGCGGATCAGAGCAATGGCCGTCTGGATTTCCGTGGCTAGTGACATATTACGCAAGAGTTTGCCGGCGCGGACTAGATTCTTCCTGACCGGGTAGAGCAATGGGTAACCTCGCTTGATCGATGAGTCAACGTTCCATTTCCGATGCTGAACTGCGCTCGCGCATACTGGTTTTCCGTCGATCCAGTAGCTGACCACTTGCTCACAGTCATCTGGTTCCGTCTCGACACCGAACGATTGATGAGGTTGTTCATTGGGCGGCGGCTGAACTTGCCGCGGCTCGACGAACCGGAACCGCATCAAACCATCGTCACTTATGAACATGCGAATAAACGTCTCACCGTCGCGATCGTCACGAAGCTTGATTTCCTGCTGGCGAATCGACCAGTTATTGACAGTCAGAATGTCATCAAGTACTTCTTGGACTCGCTTGACTGTCGCGGTCGGTACGCCAGCGGATTTGCCAACCACCGTGTACACATGCCCGCTGCCAACGATGTAGTTCTGGCGGTTCTTGTGTGCGTTCTGGGCAAACTCGTTGTCCCGCCAGAGAATTCGAGCCACAGATTGAATCTGAAACAACTCAGCGCACGTACGAAACGGAAGTTCTTCCAGGGGTGAGTACCCGTGCCCGATCGCTTCCCATATTTCACCGTCGTTGCCAAGGTAAGCTTCCTTCGGGTCAACATACGAATCCCACAATGATACTTGCGATTCCAAGTAATTCGCAATGAATCGATTCACCTTGCCGACCGCTGTTTCCATTGCTGCTATCATGCCGTTAACTGCTCCGCCAATCGAATGGCCATTTCTAGGCTGTCCGCGCCGTCATCATGATCACCATTTGGGAAATCAAGCAACTGGTCTATCAGCAACTGAGTGTCTGGGCAGTCTTGCTTGAAGCGTATTCTGCGATGAGCCAGGTAGCCACCCAGCCTACGAATGCGCACATCCTTGTTGACCGAGTTGTTCAATAACCAAAGCTCAGGCGCAATCATACCCTGACTTCGGAACTCCTGCTTGAAATCCGGTTCAAGCAGATCCTGCCAGGCATTAGACTCCAGCCCAAAGGCCTGTGGCTGAAATTCTCGATACTGCTCAACACTATCGGCCACCATCTGCGAAATAGGCTGCCGTCGCAATCTCGCTTGCACGTAAAGCGTATCGTCTCGATCAATCGAGAGTTTTACCAACGCCTGGTAGTCTCCAGTCTTGTCGCTCTTGCCCTTGCTCGGGTCAAGTGCCATTGTCTTAACGATCGGGTTGAGTGGCCAGCGCTCGAACCAAACATCGTCGAACCAGTGAAACGGAAACTCACCGCCTTCGGCTCGCTCTTTCCAGTTGCCGCCCAATAATCGAGTTTGATCATAAGGCGGCAGCGCGAGTAGGTTGGCTTTGTACCCAGGGTCTTTCTCCATCAAGATCTTGTTGTCATCCAGAGTGGCCGGAATGAATGTTACGCTCTTGGGCATCCCTTGGGCATCTTCTGGTTTGATGTCTCGACTGATCGCGAACTGGACAGCCTCGGCACGGTCATCGAACCAAAACAAGTCGCGCGAGATGCGAATCATCCAGCGAATGATTCCCGATCGCTCCGGAATCGGGTATCCCGTTTCCTGGTTGACCCACCATGCCACGAAACGCGCGAGCCAACTCCTGGCGTCCGGATTACAAGTCGCTCGAATGTACGGTCGTACACCGCAGGCTGACCGATTGCGCGACAACATGTAAAAGAACATTCGTTCGGTAAATGTTTCAAGTTGGTCGAACATGATCAACGCAACTTGGGCCCCGAGCCACGATTCTAAATCCTTGTCGTACTCGATATGCCCCATAGATATTGTCGAACCAGCGGGAAACTCCCACTCAAGCGTTGTCGAACGCGGTCTTCCGCCAGCCAGCGGATAGAGGTTCATCGATTCATCCCATGGCCCGCCAGATTTGGTAATCTGTTTTGAGGTCCGGCGCAGTAGCACCGCCTGAAAGCCCTTGACGTGGATATGCCTCAGCGGCTCCATCAATATCGAGAACGTTTTCCCGCCGCCAGCCGAGCCACCGTAGATAACAATATCCGCAGGGGACTGCAAGGCTTGGGTTTGTGGTCCTGGCTGAGGTTTTATGACTACTTTTTTGGCATCAGCAGTCTTAGGCATCTGACGAATAGCGGAGGGTCAGCAGCCCTTCAAAAACGGTCTTCTTATTGCCATTGGTATCGACAATCTTCGCTTGCCAGGTGTACTTACCTGGGTGAGCGTCCGCGCCAGCGGCTGGCCACTCAATCCTGATTTTTGGACCTTCGATGATTGTGGCTTCACCATCGAATTGGTCGTGATCCGATGGAAGCTTGGCCCTAGCCGATACAGTTGCGGTGGCTGTTTCCAGATCAACAATCTCTTCATCCAGGTCAATATCCGTGTGAGTCCCGTTTTCAACAACGTAATCATCATCCTGGATAAGCGAGAACTCTTGCGTCTCGGCAGAATATGGACTCACAGTGGGCCACTCAGGATCGCCAGTCTCAGCTTGATCGACGGTAATATCCGTCTGATCAACAGTAATTTCGTCGCTATCAACTGTGAGCGCTGGCATTATTACATCTCTCCGTGTTTTCTCGCGCGACTACTTAGCGACCATTGTTTATCACTTCTTCCTAGTTTGATCCTTTGATCAGTCCCGCGTCGACCAAGGCTTGGCGTTGGGCGTGTACCAGCAGCGATAACGCGCGGACATCGTCGGCCAGTTCCTCGCACTTGTCTCTCAGTGCCTGCACTTCTGTTTGGTCGTAAGCCGCTGAAATTGTCAGCCCACCAATTTCCGAATTGGCATTGCCAAGCGAAACAACAGCCTGGTCCGCGCCGGAGGGTTGGACGATCGGCGTTGCATTCCAGAAACCGATTTTCTGCGTCGTGGCCGTGCCGATCTTCGTGCCGGTGGTTGTCCCAACGACGACGTTGACCGCATCGCCCAAAGTTGCTGTGGTTGCAGTCAACGACAGGATGTCATTCGTTCCCAACTCATACCCCGAGCTAACTTTCCAGGCCCCGGCTGAATGATCCAGCCCAGTCGCGTAGCGATGCGTATTGGTGTAGTGGTCAGTGACGATATCACCTGCATCAGTCCACAGTAGACTGTAGATTTTCCCGCCTGACCGAGTATTCTGCATCACATTACCGAGCTGACCGCGATTTGCACTTGTATTGATGATGTAGGCCGTGTTGGCTGAAGCGTTAGATGGAGATGCTTCAATGAGATTTCCGTCATGCTCGACGTCACGAACGAGCGACAATTCGCCAATGGTCTCAGCTCCGGAATTCCACAGCCCTTGCGAGTTTGTCAACGCTCCTCCGGTTTGCAAAGACACGGGCGTCGCCACGGTCGTAAAATCGTTGTTCAGTAATTGGATTTTGGGGGCAAATGCACCTCCAGTACCAACCACTGCAATACCGATCGAGGAATTGACAAATCGACAATCCGTCATGCGTAATTCTGCAAGATCGTCTGTCATATCAGCATCGACGATGACCTGCACGCAAGCTGACGTGCCACCCTCTACAGGATTCGCGAGCGTGCACCCGCGTATTTCTAGTTGTGTAACGCCACCCACTGAGATTGGCCCGCATTCGCTGAATGTGTCACCGATGTACCGTATCTGATGATCGTATCTACGATCTTTGATGGTTCCGGTTGCAGGTGTCGCCGGGCTGCCGCTAACCGCGTAAGTGTAGCTATTCGTCGCCGCAGTTGCGATTACAAAAACACCGTTGTACTCGGTCTCGCTCGCCCCGCTGATTTTTACTCTCTCGCCAACCTCAAACCCGTGGGCTGTGTGGGCAACAGTCGCAACTGATCCACTGCGAGTGATCGTCACCGTCGTTCCAGTCGGAGGCAGCCAGTAGCCTGGGTTCCCGATCTGGTACCAGTGATTACCGGAAAATGTCACACTCGATCCATCGCCACCAGAGGAGCCGTTCGTGCAATTGCGGAAAGCATTCCCTGTGACGCTCACCCGCGTGCATGTGCCCACCCCAGGATAATGGTCGACACCAAGCACACCGTTCCAGTTTGTGACCACGTTTCCAGCGATAACCACTTCTTGTGATGAGTACACATCGACTGCCGATGATCCATTGGTGTCGTTAGTCCCGTTCAGCACATTGCCAACTATTGACACATTCCTGCATCCAGAGCACTCGATTCCGTCGCCGACCATCGTGGCTGAGTCTCGCATCACGCAATTAGCCACTTGGACATTGGTCGCATTAACGACTTGCGGACCTTCCCCGAAGCCTGACATATTGACTCGACTGATTCGCACATCCGAGCAGGCTTCGATAGCCCCGATGTTGATTGGATTGCCAAAGCACTGTTTTACCGTCACATCTTCGATCGCAATCCGATGACAACCTGCCCCGGCGGAGGAAGCCCGACCATAAATACCAATCGATCCAGAAGATTGACCATAGCCGCCAGTATATGGCTGATTCGGTGCATCCATATCAATGGTGCCAGGGCCACAGATCCGAATATCAGAGCGATTGTCCCACATGATGCCAGCGAGATCCCCGACGACATCTGTATGTTCACCGGAATCGAGCTTCAATATCACGCCATCACCAAGGTATAGAGTGAAATTGCTTTTCGCTATCAATATGCAGTAATCCCAACCAGCCGTCGCACCCGTGACACTCAGTAAATATGTGCCGGGACGCAAGATATTGACGCGATCGTTGTCGTCGATCAATGTCTGGAGCGCTGCCGTGACATCCGTGCCTGGTGTGAGATTCTCCGCGTTGCTCACCCCGGTAATTGATCCGCCGCTGACTGTGGCCGGCGCCCAAGCCGATCCGTTCCAGGTGGGCACTTGACCGCTGGTTGCGCCGCTCTGAGTCAGCGTGCTCAGTGCCTGCGTATGCGAGAGCGGTGCATACCGCGAATCGAATGGTGTTTGCAAATCCGTCGCCACTTGTGCCACCGTACGACCAGTCCACGCGCCCGACTTCACTTGAAGAAAGTTGTCATTCGTGGCGGTCAATCCTGCTATCGTGTTTAGGTCGCCATCGAGCGCCTGATAGACCGCATCCAGTGGCGTGCGTAGATCAGTCGCCATTTGCGAGATAGTTCGATGCGTCCACACGCCAGCCTTGCGCTGGAGCACATCGTCATTGGCCGGTGACAACGCAGCGATCGCGGTTAGATCCGCGTCGATTGGCTGCTTGTTCGTGTACAGGTCGGTGAAATTGCTGTTCGTTTTCTGGAACGCAGCCCGCAGCGTATCGCCCGTGCCATCGTTCGGGTTCGTTCCAACGTTGATGGTCTGCTGCTGCCCAAAAACTGGCACAGCAACAACACAGCACAGCCAGAGTGATAACAGAATACGCATTGTCTCAAATTCCTCTTACGTTCGATCAGCGACAGCCACCACTAGCCACAGTGGCCAGCACAACGCAAAACCCCAATCCCAATTCAACACGAAGACCCGGCCAACCGAGTATATTGCAATCGCAATCCCCAGCCACAGGCCAACCAACAACGCAAATAGCCAGAGCAACAACATACCCATTATTTCGCACTTTTGATTGATTCGTCAATCTTTTTCAATGTCGCAATAATCTGCTCATCTGACTTCGCGTTTAGTTCCAGCAAATTTTTCAACAAATGGTTATTTTCCCTTGGGTAATTACCAAAATCGGCCTGTAGCTTTTCCAAAGCATTGGTGATTACCCCCTGATTATTGGTCAACGCCTGAAAGTTGCGTATGTGCTCGTCGGCTATCGGAATCAATATCCTATTGCCAATCCAAATCGATGCCTGATAGCCACCCCAGATAAAAAAACACACCAAAACCATTGGCATGCCGGTCAGACGCACAAATTCCAGCAGCTTGTCGATTAACCATTCTTTGTTTGTCATTTCAGTTCCATTAGCAGAGTTTTCATCACTCATCTCATCAACCCTCTACTAATACAACCGCCAAATGTTTGATTGGTGCGACACTTCAGGGCCAGATTAATTTCCATTTGCGGAATATATGGCCGAGTTTCCTGCGCATTTGCTCATCGTACCAACCGCACATCCAGGAGATTCGCATGTAATTGCCAATCGGATATGGGCATACATCACAACTAAGTCGCTTGCGAAACGCGGCTTCTCCCTCTCGAACGACATGTGGTATGCGTGTGAATTCTGTGTTTGGATTCATCATCTGATCTTTGTCGCATACCAACCGTCACGCCCACGCACAACTGCGTAGTTTGACCCGCCGCGACCAAGACACGTCAGCGGAAACGCATCAAAGCTCGACCAGCCAACGCCAGCCGTGAAGCCCATCTCGATTGAGCAATGGCCCTTAATGCCGCGACTCGCGCGGTATTGAGCGGATTTTAGGGAAATCTCGTAGCGCGAGCCACCTCTGTAACCAACATGAGTTTGCATCGATTGCCCGCAACCGCAACCCACGCGACCACAGCCACAACCACAAACTGTCGCACTTTGTAAAACAGTTGGCTGACACATGGTTATAGGCTCAGACAGCACCTGGTTGACAACTGGCATGAATGTCACGTCGTTGTGAATGACCACCTCCGGACCAATGGAGCCAATCACGTCGCCCGCGGAGCGAATGATATTCCGCACTGGCTGAATTTGTCTACATACAGTCCCATCGCAGATCATCTGCTGGCCGACTGCGATGTTGGCT